CCTTAACGCGCTGTTCACACTGTTAATTTCGTTGTGCGCAGTGAAAGACAACGCCTGGTTGTTTGCGTTAATACTTCCCTTGCCAATTGCGTTGTTCTTCTTTCGTTCAATCACACTGGATGAATCGCGGTTACCGAACCATTTTTTTTGGCTGGTATCAGGTGTAGTTTCGGTATAAACCTCACGTGCAGAACTAAATCTACTACTATTATCAGAGGTGCTATCTTTGAGAGGCATTGCTCGGGTAGACGAGAGCGAACCGTTATTCAAATTGTTTTTTGTAAATATCATCATCTATATCATATTTACATATATTTAACTCTCCGTATAAAATATTTAGTTTCTGACGTTCATTAAGAAAGTAACAGAACCATTGTGCTCGTCTCCACCGTTTGCTAAATCATTGTAATTGCGGTTCACGCTAACTTGTCTTCTGTATTTCACGTAATCAGACGAATCGGCTACGAATTTGGGGTTGGTGCTGGCAGACGGGATACCAGTATTATCAGGATTGGGGCCCTTGCTATCGTAATTCACGCGAACTAAGAAATCTCCAGAATTGTTTACCGCTCTAAAAGGGGTAATTCTGCGCTTTTGGTTGTTCACTGTTCCAGTGGCGAAAGCGGTATTCCAAGATCTACGTAAAATATCACGCGTAGATGTTTGTTGTCCATCCTTGTAATTATTAATTGTTTGTTTTGCAGAAAAACCTTGAACTCCTCCTCCAAGATTACTCATTGTTAATTCTATTATACTATTATAATATATTTTTGTTGAAGGATATTACTAAATGATACGGGCATAATAGGTATTCTATTTATTTATAATTACATGTATATACAAATGAACGAATCTGAAGAAGAGTCCCCAAGTATTCCAGAAAAAAACTCCTTTGTAGAACAAGTCACGCTAGAGTTATTAATGAATAAATCACAATATCACAAGTATGTTTCTAAAAACAATCCAGAGGAATTCGGGGCAATTCAAACTCAACACAAGGATTTAGATACGTATAAAGATTCTATATTGGAGTTAACTGAAGAATTATTGACGAATAAGTATAAGAATGTAAATACAGAAGTAAACGAATTGTTTGATGGTTATGTGAAAGCAGTCGTGAATTACTTCAAAATGAAAGAAATAGAAATGAATAATGAATACAACAAGGATTCCGATGAAGTGGATACCCTATTTGAAAATATAAATGATGAAAAAGAACCAGCTACTACCTATAATTCATTGTGGGGAAAATCAATTATAAAACGAGACAAGCACTAAAATGTTTAGTAAATATATACTAAATGTTTACAAACAAAAGAAAGAAACACATTAAACATAAGAGAAAAACACTGAAAAAAATACATTGTAATCCGGCGAACAATCCATATTTTATCATTCCAAATTCATGTATGAAGAAGAATACACTAGAAATCATTAAGGACGCTTTTAACCAATTTTATCCTCTCACAATGATTCGTTCAAACAATCCCAAACAGATTTGGAAACAACTGAAGTCCAACCTGACACACTGTGACCGCGAAGATTGTTGGTTAGATGTAATTAGTGATGACCGTATACGAGAAGACTTAAAAAAAGAACTATATGCGCCGTTTCAGCCGGATGAATGGAACCATAACCCGGTGACTTGGTTAACGAATCACGATATCCTGAACGTGTTGGTGCAATATGAACAATCGCACGCTGATTTCAAGTTTATTGGACCCACCCCGATAGATTTCAACAGCACTCCTTTACATTACTACGGCAAATGCGTTTGTCAGGAACTATGTAAAATGAACGTAGATACGTATTTGTCTCAGGGAATTAATAATGTGGGGATTGTATTTAATTTAGATAAACATACCGGTTCGGGTTCTCATTGGGTATCTATGTTTATTGATTTGAGGAACAAAGATGTGTTTTATTTTGATAGTAATGGAATCAAGCCTCCAATGGAAGTGAATAAACTGATTCAAGACCTACAAACGAATAAGGACTATACTGCCCATATAAATACGATGGAACATCAAATGCAAAATACTGAATGTGGCATGTATAGTTTGTATTTTATTATTTCCATGTTGAATGAAAAGCTAGATAGAAAAAAGATGACACGTAAGGACCTATTTGAAAAACTACAACATGTTCGTATTTCCGACAAGAAAATGAAAAATTTACGTAAAAAATACTTCAATAAATAATATATATAGAATGTATAACGAATGTCAGAAAACGAATTGAAGCAAGAATTAGACCAACAAATAGCAAAGAACAAAGAAACACCAAAAGGAACTGTCATAACAACCAAGGTATTTCCATCTGATTTAAGTGGAAAGAGAAGCAATGTAGCCGGTGTTGCAACTTATACCAAAAAAGCGATACCCTCTTCTACCGCACGGCAGCAAGTAGATTACTATTTAAATCAACTATCTAAATATATTAAGTGGACGACTTCGCCCGACGCTGACCCATTGACAAACAAGTCTTCTTTTTTCCCTTCTATTACGAAAACATTTACCTTTCAAGCAGCGAAGCCGAAGGAAGACGAAACAAAAGGAGGTAAAAAGAAACGTAAGACAAGGAAGGGTTCTCGTAAGAATAAAAACAAAACCCGCAAACAGAAATAAAAACAATTCATGAGTATAACTTATAACAACGTATATTGATGAGTTCATTTGTCCACCCCGAGAACCAAAGAATAATATGGAATATTGTCAACAAAAACATTTACGTAAATGATTTTTTTCAAATTAACACACATGTATCCAAAGAACAATGGTTTCGTTCAATTATAGAGAAGTTTTATATGCAAAACGAAGGCAGAAATTTGTCAATAGATGAGTTGAATATGTTAAACAAAGATGTTCTCACCTTTATGGTGAAATCAATCCATTCTATACCCCCACAAAACAAACCACAAGATACACCGCCGGTTATTGCGAGCACACCTGCACCAACACCAATAACAAATTATCAAATTCAGACACCTCCTTATGTTCCAAATAACATAGGTGAACAAACAAATCGGGAATTTGAACATAAGAAACAAGAATATGAAGGCATGTATGCGAGACAGAAACCCGATGAGATGGATTTCAAAGAGAAGCATGACGATAGCATTATAGAAAACATGGACGAGTTAATCAACAATCATATCAGTGAACGAGAAAAGCAGATCAAGGAACTACATCCACCAATCTTAACAAATGTGAACCCCGCAACACCAATGCCGACGATGACACATGTGGACCCCGCAACACAAATGCCTACGATGACACATGTGGACCCCGCAACACCAATGCCGAACGGAAAGAATACAGACAAAATTACTTTTACTATACAAGAGAACAAGGAAATACAAACATCCGACTCTGGCGACGATACGCAAATGAAAATGGAAATATTGGAATTAAAAGAAAAGGTGAAACAGTTACACGAGGACTATTCCTTATTCAAAACGGATCTAGAGACTAAATATAATGGTCATGCTTCTGCAATTGAGAAGATACAGTTAGACGTAGCAACTATACAGACAAACGCAAACAATTTTGACCAACAATCTGACAAATCAGACTAGTATATAATAAGGAAAGTTTGATACAAAAATACATATAAAGTTAACCATAATTATATATGTATTACTATATGGAGCTGTTCCAACATTCGTTATTTATCAACTTAGACTCACGTACGGACAGGTTTGACCATGCTCTAGAAGAATTTGACAAATTCAACATAGAAGTTGAACGAGTTCCGGCAATAAAACATAAACAGGGAGCAGTTGGTTGTACGATGAGTCATATTAAATGTTTACAGTTAGCAAAAGCGAGAGATTACGAGCATGTGTTTATATGCGAGGATGACATTACGTTTACAGACCCGAAGAAACTACAAGAAAGCGCTGAACTGTTTAAACAAAACATCCAATTAGATTGGGATGTGTTGATTATCGGCGGAAACAATGTGCCTCCCTATAAAAAAATAACTGACTACTGTGCCCGCATATTTAACTGTCAGACTACAACTGGATATATTGTGCGAAAACATTTTTACGATACGTTGATAGCAAACTTCAAAGAAAGTGCGACAAATTTAATGAGAAAGCCGGAAAATGGGCGAGAGTTCGCATTAGATATATATTGGAAAAAACTCCAAACGCAGCATACCTGGTTAATGTTAACGCCTCCGACGGTGACTCAATACGAAAGTTTCAGCGATATTGAACAAAAAAATGTAAACTACGACCATTTGATGTTAGATATGAACAAAGAGTGGTATATGAAACAACTGCAACAAAGACAACAAATACAAAAACTACAGGTAACAAATAAATAATCCTTCACAAGTCTAACGACTATTTATTTATTTGTAAGTTGCAGAAAGTTCGCCATGACATTCTTATTTTTCTCTACGTAACGATTTGTCTTCAATGTGGATTCATATTGTCTATGCATCATTCGTTCGCGATACGTGCGGTCTTGTTGTTGTAAGACTTGCTCAGCTTGTTGTTTTTCAAGAGGGGTTAACGATTGACTTCCGCGGTCACGCATAAAATGGTCAACCGAAGCATATTTTTTAACGTTATTGTAATCACGTTCACTCACATTTAATACTGTTTGATCCTTGTGTACTTTACGCAAGTCATCAAATTTTAACTTACTAAACGGGTCAGATACTACATATGACCCGTCGTCATCTTCGTCGTGGAAATTGATGTTGGTATTATTATTTGAATATAACACTTGCACATCGGTGTGTTTGATTAATGATTGTTGATTGTCGCGGATTTTGTCTATGACCTGACCCATATTGCTTGCGCTGACTTTTTCATTTACTTCGTATATTTCTTTGTCGTTTGTGAACCATTCATTTTTTTCTGCGTCTGGCTTATTAACCATGTTTTTCTCGAATAGTTGGTTAAATTGCTGATTGAATTTAGATTCACCCATTTTGTTGACTAATTTTTGCATATTGTTGGTTGTATGTTTGTTCTCGTTACTGTATGTATCAGTCGCATAAGCGGTATTTGTATTTGTAATATCCATATCTTGTTTATGTTGATTGTTATAGAATTGAACCACAACATCAAATGCTTTTTTGAAAAAAATAAAATATTCAGACGAAAGTTTTGACTTGTCGGGATGAGTAGACAATACCTGTTTTTTTGCTTGTTTCAAATCTTCAACCGATATATCATAATCCAAGTGGAATAATTCTAAAATTTCCTTAAGAGAATACATGTTGACATCTAAATTATGTGATTTAATTGAATCCATATCTCATATAAATAGAAACCCAAAAAAACTATTTACATTGTTTTACAAAAAGAAAATAAACAATCCCTTCATATAGTATAATACAATGACTCTACCCGTTATCCATAGTATTGAAAACAGACAAGCTTTACTGGAACTATTGCGAACCAATCCTGGACTCATCTTTATTAAATTTGGTGCCGAGTGGTGTGCTCCGTGCAAAAAGATAGAAAAAGATTTAGAAGTCCATTATCAGAACATGTCCGACAATGTTCAGTGTGTAGTCCTTGATATAGACAATAGCATTGACGTGTATGCTTACCTGAAGAGTAAAAAAATAGTAACAAGCATTCCCAGTGTCATATGTTATCAAAAGGGAAGTGTCACGTATGTTCCTGATGATGTATATTCTGGGTCTGATAAAAAAGAACTTGATTCATTTTTTCATAGGTGCAAAGAAGAATTATTGTAAATGCTCATATACTGGAACGATTAACATAGACTGATTCATATTTGACTTCTGTGTAATGTCTACCATAAATCTACAAAAGTCTCTCACCTCAGTATTGTTTATTTTTGTTTGATAAATATGAGAGCAAGGCAACTTGTCCATGATATTATTCAATACGCGATACCCTGTGCTATCTTGCATATTTGAGAGGTGCCTATAATTATAGATCATGTGGAAGAATGAATAATTATATCCAAACCATTCATACAAACAATACTTATAGTCACGGGTGTTTTCCAATAACTTGTCGACCAACGATGAAATATAATAACTGTCTTGAACTTCTTGTTTATTCGGTATGGTTGAAAATTTTACATAATTACAAATAAGAAGGTTATGTGACGATATGTTATGTATTTTACAAATACGAGTTAAATATGTAATAAAGTATGGTAAGAATTTCTGACTGCATAATGTGTTGAATATCACTATATGTGACGTGGGAGATTGTTGCAACTCGGGAAGAAGTGCCGCTTCATTTTGTTTATACTGACTTGAACTAAATGTATCAATCACTATAGCGACCGAATGATTATTATTGTACGATTCGTGGTTTCGCAAGAATACCGGAAACATCTGTTCAACCGCGTTTGACTGCAAATTATTATATTGCGAGTTTGGAACCGTCTTTTCATTCAGTTTACTGCCGATTGACACATATATGCGGTCAATCGTATGGTCGTTTGATATTTCAAAGATTGTTTGTTCTAAATTCTCTGTAAAGTTAGTTTTGAATTCATGAATGCGGTTTGCCATGACTGATTAGATATTGATTAGATAAATGATTTCATGTATATAATCAATCACGCAGACTTCAATTTTCTTTTTTGCCTTGTTTGATTTTTCTTTTTATTCATTCTGCGAGTTTTTTTAGTTGATTTACGCTTCTTTTTCCCACCCGTGGTTTCAGAATTATCGGAAAGACTAGTTGGTTCAAGAGAAGCAGGGCTATTGGTTGGTTCGGGAGAAGCAGGGCTATTAGTTGGTTCAGGAGAAGCAGAGCTATTAGTTGGTTCCTCCGGTTCGGCGTTTTCATTCTCTTGCGCACCATTTTTCTCTTGTAATTCCGCCCATGTTACATAAGATAAAACTGCGGTAGTAATACCAACAAAAATATAGTTAATTGCTGGGATATGTGTATAAGTCATATTATAATATAGATAGATAATATGATTTTTGTGTTTACATCTTCGGCTTCAAAATAGAATCGGTATACGCATACTTATCTGACCAATTCTTTTTAACATCATCCGTAATCGTATTCAAGGTATGTCTCTCATATTCCTCTGGAGTTGAATAATAATAAGATTTTACGCCATCCTTAGAAGTCGTGTTGCGGACCTTAAAAAACAGATTCTCGCCTAGACTTCCAACACGAAGTGGCGTATAAATAATCCCATCAGTCGCACTTCGGATGGGTGCTCCAGTAGCGTCCGAAGTGGAAAACATCTCAATAATAACCTTTCTATTTTGAACATACTTAATAACCTTATCGCTTTTCCTATCCTTTTTATTTTTTTTATTAAAACCACCGACCTTGCTTGAAAGAGTCGTCTCGGACTCACTTACGCAAGTAAAATCATCGTCCAAAAATGTCTGATGAGGAAGGTCCTCGCCCATCATCTCCTCAAAGGTCATCTCCTCATGTGGCTGATCATTATCCATAGTATCCATACGACTCGTAAACGAAATAAATAAACACGAAACTCTGTTGTGATATACATTATATCGTACTACTTCTTTAAATAAGTTACAATATATCTTATACACGGGTAAGCAATTGAAAAAATAATCTACATACATTGTAAATGGATTTGAAAAACACGATAATAGATAAATTTATGAAAACTGCGGAGCATGAATTGTCTAACGAAATACCTGCTCCTGAAATACACGAACCAACCAATACAGGCCATGTTCCAGACGAATTTACAAACTCATTAGTCACTGGGGAAGGTCATTCATTCCCATCCATTTCCGATATTCATGTGGAAGAATCAGATAATTATACTTATTTAGACAATGACGAGTTATCGCGTGATTTTTTATTGGACCGCGATTTAACAAACACATATTCAATGCAATTAGTAATGTTTCACAAGAATACTAGTATGGACACACCGTTTCTGGAGTTCTATTTAGAAAAAACAGACAATATGTATCAATTCCCAACGAAAGAACTGAATAACGAACAATTAAACGAAATGATTGAACAAATAGAACAAACACAATATGGTGGAGCGGACATAAAAACAACGCAACATGAAGATATTGAAATGGGAACAAAAACAACCCTCACCGAAACGGAAACATTGAATCCTTTTGAACACCAAGTATTCACCTTCTTTAACGAGAATACAGGATATTCTCATATCGTTGCTGAAAATACATACAAGGGGTTTGTTGAGAACAATACGACACTATATGTGTTATTTGAGAACAAAGATAAAGTTACTACTGCGGAGAAGGAGAACTATATGTGGGTTCTACTTGATGAGGTAATGAAGAAAGAGACCCTCACTCTACCTATTCATGACTCTGTTCGGGAGGTATTTTTACATCATCCGGAGGTGGCCTATATAAAATTAAACGACAATCCAGTTGATATTCCATTAATCATATATCCTGTGGACAAGGTAAATGAAATTTATGAAAATATATATTATACGAAAGAACAAGCAGAACAAGCAGAACAAGCAGAACAAGCAGAACAAGAAACTTTCTTAATTACATTGCCTATAGAGAACGAAGAATTAGGTAGGGTGTTTCTATTTACAACCGATATATTACCGTCAAATCATGATGTCCATTCCATAAAACGTATGGTAACATTTTCGCAAAACGCAATGTATACATTAGACAAACCCACGCGTGAGTTGTTTGATAAATATCCTATTGTTCGTTTCAAAGAAGACGATGTAGACATCTGGGGTATTTCAAATTATTTGTTATTTATGGAACTCTTATAAGCTGAATAATAATCTTCAAATCATTATTCAACATAACCCGTCATTTACACGTTATACGAAGATAAAAATTCCTTCATGTATTTTTCCTCTACTTCTACGTTGTTCTCAATTTCATCGGCGATAGGGTCGCGGTCATATACTCCCTTGAAATCCACTATATATGTATTAATCTTATCCATTGCTTGTTTTGATTTCTCTAATCTTTCCTGTGTTTTTCTTGATTCGTGCTCCACACGACGTTTTTTCTCGGCAAGTTCATTATCCTTCGCTTGTTTTTGGGATTCAATCAAACGCGCCATTTCATCTATTTTTTGCGTTTGCTCTGAAATCAGTTCGTTTTTCTTTGCATCGGCCAATTCAAGGACGCTCTGGTCTTCAATTATATTTTCATTTTCTAACAATTCACTTACGCTGATAATGGTGCTGCATATATCCGGTTTTCTAATTTTGTCAAAGTGTTTACGCTTTGTACTTCCTTCTTTACCGCGGAATTTTTCGTTAAACTCTTGAACGACCTTATCGGGTATGATAGGACTGCTTTCCATCAATCGGTCATACTCATTACGACATATCTTTAAAAATTGTCCAGCCTCAACGCGTTCTTCGCTGCGTTTTGCGAGTTCAATGCGAATGTTTCTGGAGAATTTATCCCAAGAAATCATAGACACACGATGAGCTTCGTTCAATTCAGATATTTTTAAATATTGTTGAATCGTTGTTAGAATACCAATGAATATATTTACTGCTCCGATCAACATAGGAGCATAGGTGCGGTAAGGTGCAGGTAAACTAGATTGCGCAAATGATGCGGTTCCGGTAATTGTGGAAAGTGTAATGGCCGGAATAGTAAACCAGGCATGTAGATACGAATATTTGGTGTGAGCACGTAAGTTTAACCACTTGTAGCACTGTGCTACATCGCACCACTCAACTAAAATCTCCTCATTTTCTCTTGACCATTCTACTGGCGTGATTGTACTTTCAGTTAAACTTTTATTATCGGCTTGGTCAACAATATTATTGGATTCGCTATTTTCTTGGGAGTCCATTCTATGTATTCTTATATTCTATTTGTAAAAAAATATAGAATAAAAGATAATTAGGACTCGGTTGAACTGGTTTCGTCGTCTCCGTTGGTGGTATCTGTTTGTAACTGATTCACCGCATTTTCCATACCAATTTCTATCACTTCTGACGCAATATGTTCACTTGTGATAGTGTTTTTATTGTCACATTCAAATTCGTTAGCATATTTATCTTCTAGGTCCTCTTGCAAATAGTTATCTTGTCCAATGTCTTCGTCTCCGATATCTTCAATAGAAAAGCTTAAATTCGTATGTAGGTTCTGGTCCATTTCGTTAGTAAAATCTTCTAACTTAGACAAAACGCGTTTCAATTGCTTTTTTTGTGATATGTGAAAAAATGCTAAATAATTCAAGAACAAATTTGTTTGTTCGCGGAGCACGTAATTTTCATATTGAAGTGTATTTAAAAAATTAGAAATAGAATAGCCAATCTTGCTGTCATCAGTATAACTGGTGATTGTATTTCGTTGACCTTCACATTTTGTATGCAATGTATTAATTAAGTATAAAATGTTCGCATGAATGCCCTTTACATCTTCCAATTTATATTCTTGCGATGGTTCTAATTCTTTGTATGCAGGGAAACTCTTTGAATTCACATCGTCATTTTCAATATCGATAGAATGGTCTTTGAAATATTGCATAATGAGTGTGTATAGTTTGTAATAATCACAATACATGCGATTGTTTAACAAAATGCGGAATTTCTCAATGTTCTCTATTTCAAGCATAAATGATTTGTATTGAAAAAAGAACGCGTCTAAACAAAAAAGCATGACTTTCTTGGTATTTAGTTTCATTAGTTCAGTATATTCTTTTTTTACTAGTTGTAATTTCTCGTGTATATCACTTTTTATTTGAAATACCTTGCGTTTTAACACTAATATACTTTCAAAATTATTTTTTAGTTTGTCTATTTTAAAAGCATGGTCGTCGGACATTATATATATATTCTCTTTGTAGAAATAAATCTATATACCATATAATTCTTTTGTATAATTGCGTATTGTGGTATTAATGTCTCTTGCCATACTTTCAAACGATAATGTGTCATATAAATAATCCTGGAACTGAATTGATATCTTCATAGGAGAATTGTCGTTAAGAACAAAATTAGATTGTTGAACGAAATCTAGTGGGATATTGTCGTTTGTTACTGGAAGGATGTCATCCGTATTTTGGCGGCACGCTAATTTACTTGAATATTGTTTAATAAGCCAGTGATATTCTGCCTCTTCGTCGTAAATAAATCTGTAATATCCATCCGACGATAGTTTAGTATAGAACGCCTGTGCTGATTTGGTAGAATACAACTGAATATTAATTAGCGCAATATAGTACGTTTCTCCATTATTCATTTTGTTATACATTCGCGACTTGATTACATCGCCAATATTCTCATGACGAAAGTAATAAGTAAGAATAGAACTAGTAATATTGTTAGCGACATAAGGAATATAAATGATGATGTTCTTGGTCATGTTGAAATAGAAGGTTGGTTTTGCTACCATGTAATAGAATTTCGGGAAGATTAATCAATTTTATATATGTAATATATAAATGAATCGCCAAGATATAATAGAACAACGTAATAAGATTATTAAATACACTCTATTTATAGAAACAGTATGCTATTTACCGACTCACGGTAACGAGTATTACGTAGAGATAGAGATACCCATACTACCTAGACCAAAATTGGTGAGGAGTGTAAATTATGCCAACAAGAATTACACTGACAATCGTCGTAGACATTCAAACGAACTACTTGAGTATTTGGGTATTGTATAATAAAACAACATGTTCAATACAAAACATATTCAATACAAAACATATTCAATACAAAACATATTAAATAGAGTCTATCTAATATGTATTATAGTTATGGAAGAAACTGATAAAACGCAAATCATACAGAGATTTGGTTCAGTGATAAGTGATTTAATAAATGATTTACATACCACGTTTCCTGAATTCGGTGATAAGTTTGAGCCCTATCGTCAATCCGACTTTGTAGAAACAAGCTTATCTAGTGTATATGAGCACGCCAGTAAAGTATTCCCAGAACGTTTTTTTGATATCTTGTATCAGAACATGGAGATTTTTCAAAGCGATACAAATACCGAATTTCTTCCCGGAATAGACTTCAAGGTATTTTTTAATTGCGAAGATGTATCCGAGGACACGAAAAAGACATTGTGGAAATATCTTCAACTCATGTTATTTATCGTGGTTGAGAATGTGCAAGACAAGTCCATGTTTGGTGATGCTTCAAATATGTTTGAAGGGATTAACCAAGACGAGCTGCAAAGCAAGTTAAGTGAAGCAATGAACGGCTTGGGAGATCTGTTTAAAAATATCGGTAAAATGGGCGAACCGAGTGATGATACCGAAGAACCAGACGAAACATCTAAGAAGTTTGCGGAAGGATTTGCGGATAAGATGGGCGGCTTACCTGACCTGAAAGGCATCCAGGAAAAACTAAACAAATTATTTGAGGGTAAAATTGGTGCGCTCGCAAAAGAAATGGCGGAAGAACTTACGAATGATTTCACAGACGTATTCGGTGAAGATATGGAAAGCAAGCATGCGAATCCTCAGGAAGTAATGAAGCAACTCATGAAGGACCCCCAAAAGCTAATGGGACTAATGAAAAAGGTATCGGGTAAGCTGAATTCAAAAATGGAAAGCGGTGAAATTTCCAAAGAGGAATTGATGAAGGAGGCTAGTGATATTTTAGGTAGTATGGGAGGTGGGGAAGGAGGTGGGGAAGATTTTAACGAAATGTTGAAGAATATGGCTAAGTCTATGGGTGGAAAACTGGGAAAGAATATGCGCGTAGATACAAATGCGATTGACCGCATGACAAAGATGCAGGGTCATCGCACAGCAATTATGAAACAGCACGAGGCAAAAAAGCAGAAAATGGCCGAAGAGGCTAACCGTAGAGAATTACAGCGTCTGGAACAAATTCGTGTTCAAGAATCCTTCGCGCAAGCATACTCCCTGGAAAATAACGGGAACACTGAGGATTTAGTATTTCGCATCCCAGGCCAAGAGGGGCACGAGCGGTCGTTTATTCATCCTGACTTATTGAAGGAAATGGAGGAAGAGGAGAAGCAAGAGGAAGTAACGAAGAAATCAAAAAAGAAGAAGAAGAAGAAGAAGGTAACGAAATAATGCCTTTTACGGGTAAATAAATTAATCTTATGTTAATATATATGTTGTCCAAATACATTAACATTCCTCTATTTTTAGTCGCACTCAGTATTGGTATTTTTGCGGTATACATTACCGTGCCTGAAAAAAGGAACATCTATATATTTCCTACTCACGAGAATGTAGAGATTATGCAATATAAGGACAAGGCTGACAATTGTTTTCACTACAAAGAAACAGAGGTTGCGTGTCCTACAAATGAAAAAGAAATTACCACTGTGAAACCACAATATTAGTATGTCGCAAAAAATATAGTAATATTGTAATGAATATTGATTAACACGACCTGGTTTAATTTTTATAGTCTTAGTGTATAGATGTCTTCTGACCAAGAACAAACGCTCATTCCACATGATATAACTGTGGATTTAATTCGTTTAACTATGCTCATTTACAATTATGGAAAAGATTTCGTATTTGAACCATCTACTGATAATAATTTCAAAGAGTTTATTGATCGCGTTGTAGATACATCAATCGGTTCAGACGATATTTCTGTTTTACGTAAATCAGCAATTTGCGATATACAAGAAAGCAACGATAATATGGAATTATGTGAATTTATAAGCGATGCTGAAACGGATATACAGGTAGGTATTGTATTGAATCATGATAAAAAACAAATATGTGTGGTGTTTCGTGGAAGCGAATCAATAAAAGATTGGTATTACGATTTCCAAATCTCCAAACATCTTTTACATAACGATATCAAGATTCATTCTGGATTTTATAATCAATTACATGATACAAACGTATATGAAAAAATTGTGAACAAAGTAAAATCAATTGCAGCAACCTATACAGATTACCAGACCTACATTACGGGACATAGTTTAGGAGGTGCTCTATGCACTTTATTCGGGTATTTGCTATCACATGAATTTGAAGACGACGTTACAGTGGTATCTTTTGCCAGTCCTCGTGTAGGAAATTCTTATTGGAAATCATCGTTTGAAAACAAATCCAATTTGTCGCATTATCGCATTACTAATAACCGAGATATAGTGACAGCAACTCCATCGTATAACTACAAGCATGTAGGCACAGATATTCATGTATACGAGGATTCTTACAAACTTGCCCCCACAGATGTTACATACTGCTGTAATTTTTCGTGTATTTTTGTAAATCATTGGAGTGTGCGTGACCATAATTGTGATTTATATTATAGTCACATCAAGAACAATAAATGGTAAAATGGATGGAGTGTTCAACGCAATACAAAGACCTCCCACAGGCGAAGTAGTAAAATAAGTTACAAAATATATACTCGTATAGTATATAATGCACTTGAACCGACTATTAAACACCGAAACTGGGAAGGCATTTGTTTCCATCTTATTAGGGTTGGGTTTAGCATCATTATTTAGAAGGGTATGCAATGAAGACAAATGCCTGAATTTCAATGGACCTATTTTAGATGAAGTGGAAGGAAAAATATTCAAATCTGGTGACAAATGTTATAAATATGAACCGTCCCAGGCGAAATGTGAACCAACCAAAAAAACAGTGGATATCAACCGCAAGGAACAAGAATTTTAATTTAATTCGTTGAAAACTATACAATCAAACATAAGTATTATTGTATAGTTATGGAGTCTACCACCACTCGTATCGCAGATTTACCTATCCAACCGATTCAACCCGAGAAAAACACGCCAAAAATTCCAGATGGTGTTCAGACAAATTATGTGCCGATTAACGACCATCCAAACCCATATGGTATGCCAAACAGTCAACAGCCAATGAACCATCCCGAAATCTCATTTCAAGGGAATAATTCTCATGTTGAAAATATGCATGTTCGTCCCGACCCTCCCGGTGCTCAATTTTTAGATGATGAACAACAACATGCAATGATTGCTTCACAGTCACAGCAGCGTCTGCCTTCCCGAGATATTCCGATGGACACCACCCAATTTTCAAATGATGAACAAATACATACCAATTATGTTCCCAAATCAATCTTAAAAAAGGATTACGTTCGTGACGAGTATAATATTTCTGAACAAGAAATACGAACCCAAGAACAAGAAAAGAAACGACAAACCCGGTTTGAGACAATGATTCATGAATTCCAGGTGCCAATCATTCTTGGTTTGTTATATTTCTTTTTCCAGTTACCGATTGTAAATGCGCAAATATTTAAAAAGTTTTCCTTTTTAAGCATTTATGATGAAGATGGAAATTTTAATATTTATGGACTTGGATTGAAGAGTGTATTGTTTGGGTCGGTGTATTATATGATTATGAACATATTTTACTTCTTGATGGAAGTCTAAAAAAAGAAGAATCTAGACGGACGCTTCTTGGTTTTATTTTGCTTTTCCTTAGTCTTTTCCTTAGTCTTTTCCTTTCTTATATTCTTCTCTAATTTCAATCTCTCAATATTTGCGGGATTGTAATTCAAAAACCATTCTTCGTATGATTTTGAACCCTTTTTGATTTCTCTATATTTAGATGCCTTATCGGCACGGATAGACTCCTTTGTCGGTTGTTTTCCGTAACAATCTATATTAAATCGCCGTAATAGTCCCTTCTGCCCTAATCGGTTATTTTCTTGTATGTGGAACAAATACGATGCCATACACAAGAGACGATCAACGTCATATTCCGGCAAATTGATATATATAAATCCAAGATAAAAGGATAGAATGGTATCTATCGTAGCGACCTTAATTTTTGTGCCATTTACATCTATAATATTATAGTTATGACACGCGATTGGTTCGTAGATGAAAGCAATCGTCTCATTGTCCACTATAATTTGAATACGTTTAGGCAATAGCTCTCCAATTGCTGCGTGTTCTACTGATTTGATATCGGTTATACCTAACTCGTGTAATTGTTCTTGGACGATAAGTGCGGTTTTCTGAATATCGTCACTTAATACATCAAAATCCGGCACGTTTTTTTTGTTTTTTTCACCTGAGATATATCTTGAATATAAGCTATATGCATATCCGCCAAAAAATACACTTCCACTGTTAACCAACGTATCTCTGACTGTTATGTATATCTTGTCTTTTATATCATCGTCCATTTCCATTTTACGTTGAAACTCAATCTGATTACATTTTGAAGATTTTAAAGGGTAATGTTTGTTCAATAGCGTCAATCTTTTCAGCACCTTTTCCCACCGACTTATGTCGCCAGCTGGACGAGATAATTCCAAATACATACCCATGCGTAAAAAGTTAGCAGGAACGTAACGAATACCAGCAACCAAAAGCGACTGTTTGAATAAAGATTTATATAGACCAGCATCAAGTTGTGTTATATCTGCGATAGGAATAAAATTCACATATACTTTGTATGTCCCGTGATGAACCCCTGCCTTTGCTTCCGCGTCGGTATATCCATTCTTATAATAAATATCTGTTAATTCTTTCGCGTCTTTCAGAGCATCAGGTGAATAAAAATCATAATCAGGGATTTCCGCATCACGATTGTAAAATTGGTCGTATGAAGGCAATATATTGTTAATGGCAGTTCCTCCGTAGCACATTAATTTCTTTTTTATCAAAAAGTCCTCTACTATTTTTAATATACTCTTTATCTCTGTTGTATTCACAATCTTCTTACCTTTCGTTTCTTCGTTTTTATCTACCGCTTGTCGTAATATAGCCAATTCGCAATCATCAAACGTCATTTTGTTGTCGCATACAGGATGATTGTATTTATTGTTTTTTTTCCTGGTTTGTTGTTTTCCCATAAATAATCTTATATAGTATAAGATTATTTTATTTTGTCTATCCTTTATTCTTCTATTTCCTCCGCATTCTTGTAATATTGAACCACTGATGCGAGTGGAACAAAACTTGATTTGAAGTGATTAAAAAACTCTTCATATGTATCCAGTTCCTCTCCTTTTAGATAAAAACGAAACAAGTTAATTTGACACGCATGTCCTAAAACAAGTTCTTTCAACTCAGGATTTTTTTCGTTTTTCAGGCGTTTGTTTGGGACTGCCAGTCTATATTTATCTACATTTGTGCATAACTCACAACCGTCTTTAATCGCCAACGGGAAGGTATTTTCTGCTAATATTTCGGTGAAACTATTTGAATGCAGGTTGGTCGTACCACTCTCCATATTTATGTACTTGGTTAAATCGTAACATGCTTTCTCATCGGTTTCACATTTGCTGTGTTCAGCATATTTACGGTTGTAGGATTTATCTATCACCAATACAACTTTTCCCATAATATCACTTAGTTTCGTTTCCCCATCTACCTTTTTTGAATACAGTTTTGTTCGCAAGCTGTAGTCTACGGATTTCGCTATCATTTTATAGATTGAATTGTCGTCGGATTTTACACGCAATTGTATAAACAGCGGGTCATTGTAGTTAGGTGATGGACGAGAGAACGCGGCCGATACTGCTGAAATTAATGCGTTGTCCAATAATATAGAGTTCTCGGTTTCAATAGTTTTAAATGTTTTGTCTACGCTGTAACTCACTTTCGGTTTGTTGTCAATCATGAGCACCTCAAAGTCAAGAAAACGACAACCGCGTTCAAGCACGTATTTAATCATCTCTGTGTTCACATACTTTCCAGTAATTGCTGTATTGTAAGAACCTTTTATCACGTAATCTTTTAATATTTCGTTGGATTGTTCTTTATTGCTTGATACAACCTGAATAGGGACCCCCGTGTTGCTTAATGATGATAATTCCGAATCAGCATTTCCAAAAAAGCCCTCCGTCGCCCCCTCGCAAGCATCTATGCTACATTTTTTGTTTTCAAACGTCTCCCGAACATTTAACCATTGTTTGGCATGAACAACAATAAATTTGGAGAACAGATAAAATAAGATGCAAATACTCGTTATGGTTAGGATTGTATGAAGTTTCATTGGTTATTTATAATATACACATAATATAATTTATCCAACAACAATATAATACTTTATAGTATATATATTAATATTAGATGGCAGGAGGATTACTAAATATCGTATCCACAGGAAACAATAATTTAATTTTAACAGGCAATCCTACCAAAACATTTTTCAAGGTAACCTATAGCAAATATAGTAATTTTGGTCTACAAAAATTTCGTATTGATTACAATGGTTTGAGAGAGCTTAGATTGAATGAACCTTCTACATTTACCTTTAAAATTCCTCGCTACGCGGAACTATTAATGGATACATATGTAGTTGTTACATTACCTGATATATGGAGTCCAATCTATCATCCTATTTCTGGAACCGATGGAAATGGAACGAATTTCAATTGGGTGCCATATGATTTTCGTTGGATAAAAAATGTGGGAGCGATGATGATAAAGGAGATTGAAATCAATTGTGGGTCAATGAATTTACAAAGATATAGTGGTGAATATATCGCGTCGATGGTAGAAAGAGATTTTAGTGATGAAAAAAAAACCTTATTTAACCGAATGAGTGGCAATGTAAAGGAGATGTACGACCCAGCAACGTCTCATCAGCGTATTAATACATATCCATCAGCCTATTATACTACTACTTCTACTGGAAGTGAACCATCTATTCGTGGGCGAAACTTATATATACCATTAAATAGCTTTTTTTGTCTAAATAGCGGTTCCGCGTTTCCCTTGGTTGCACTTCAGTATAACGAACTTACTGTGAATGTAACGTTGAGACCAATCCGAGACTTAATTCAAGTAAGAGATGTATTTGATGTAACCTATAACTTCCCTTATGTTCAGCCCGATTTCAACGAAAGCCGATTTCAAATGTATCGTTTTTTACAAACACCCCCTGCAGCAGATATTAGCCCGGCAAGTTATGAAAACAAAGTGTCCACTTGGAACGCAGACGTTCATTTACTGTCTACGTATTGCTTTTTATCTAAAGAAGAGTCACAAGTATTTGCAGCGAAAGACCATGTTTATTTAGTGAAAGATGTGCATCAATATAAATATGAAAATATCACGGGAACCAAAAAAGTCAAAATAGAATCCAGTGGAATGGTTGCGAATTGGATGTGGTATTTTCAACGTAATGATGTAAACTTGCGCAATGAATGGGACAATTACTCGAATTGGCCCTATGAAACGATGCCCGTGAATGTTAGCTCTTATGAAGTCGTCGCCGGTTCTACGGGGTTTCAGTTAGACGCAGATACGGTGACCTATCCAAATATCAATCCAGAAAGCAATATCAATACAGGTATCGCTACTACTGGCGACTATGCGAGTGACAACCGTTATCATATATTAGAAACAATGGGTATTGTTCTTGATGGTGAATACCGTGAAAATATTCTAACACATGGGGTGTATGAATATATTGAGAAATATACGCGAACGAAGGGCAATGCAAAAGAGGGACTCTATTGTTATAATTTTTGTTTAAATACGAATCCATTTGATTATCAACCGTCAGGCGCAATCAATTTGAGTAAATTCAAAAATATTGAGTTAGAGCTCACCACATATATTCCCCCCGTGAGCAGTAACTCAAGTTTTGATATTATTTGTGACGTTTCAGGTAATCCGATCGGTGTCCGCAAGGCAAACTGGAGGTTGTTTGATTATAATTATAACCTTACTGTGTTTGAGGAGAGATACAACGTGTTGTCTTTTGTGGGAGGAAATTGTGGTATGTTATATGCGAAATAATGAGTATCTTTTGACTGCTTTTTTATAAGACTCTATATTATAAAAAAGAAATTATATCCATGACAAATACCGATACTACAGAAAAGAAACTTCATAAGAAAACATTTAGTAAAGACCCTAATAGTAGTGCCTCTGAGTTTCAAGTAGAAAACATGAAACATAAGATAAAGTCAGTAAAGAAGAAGAAAAAAATGTATAATTACAATAATATTGAACAACTACAGAACATACATGATGACGTAATTATTGACTCGTCTAATAATACTGTTATAGAAGGGTTACCTAAGAGTCCTATTGCGAAATTTTCTAAGGATGAGTACGAGGGAGGAGACGACAATATCTATGAACCTAACAATCCTCCTCCTAAGAACGAAACTGACGATAAAAAAAATAAAAATAAAAATAAAAACTCGTCCGAGTCCATTCAGGATTTTTTTGGAAACGCGGATTCTATGACAGGGGGCGGGTTTGCGGAAGCAATCATCCGGTCATTGA